CCAGGAACTAACCTTATTAATGATATTGTTGATTGGGATAAAGTTGAAAGAGAAGTTAAGTATGATGGTGCTTACTTAAAGACTCATCCACTAACTTCAGCCTTTTCTATGGCAGACTTAAGAAAAAGATTTGGTAGAAGAGTAATAGATAAAAAGTTATCTGGACATGAAATGTTAAAGAAGTGTGAGATTGTAGGTACATTTAGTAATTCCGAGATGGGATTAATAGCTTTAGGACAAGGAAGCGAAGTTAGATTGTTTGATAAGAAAGGAGCATCACCGCGCACCTATACTCCTATTTATACTTCTATCTGGAAAGGAGATGTTCGTAATACTCCTGAAGTAGATAGACTTAGAAGAATTTTATCATGCGAGTTTTCTGGTTTGGTTTCTTATTTAGTAGATAATCCGCAAGAAAGGATAGATAACTTTTTTAATTTTTTTAAAGATGTAGAACATGTCAAACCAAAAAAACCTAAAACTCTTAATACTGGAAACAAATAATTTAACAAGACTAACAACTAATTCAATAGAAGCGAATATGACTGGCTACGATTATAAGGTAGTTACTCCAGGCGATAGTAAAATAGGAACAGCTTTAAAGAATACAGATGATATTACTCTTGTTATAAAAAGCGGAATAGTATTTGGTAGGATACAAGAAGGAGATTTACCTTCTAAAAAAAGATTAAGTAAGTATCATTTAGGTGTAAGTAGAGAAGCAGTATATGCGGATCATCCTAGTATTAGAACACACTATGATCTTACTTCTAGAAAAATGCATAAAGGAATGATTGATTTATCTCTCTTTATTATAAATCCTGCGCTGTGGGATGATATTCCTCAAAGTGATACAGGCTTGTTAAGTAAGAGTAAGTTATTATACATGCCTAGATACATGAACCATAGAAACGATATTGTATTTAAAGAACAGACTATTAATTCTTGTGATGCATTAACTTATGGGGTTCTAGGAGAACAGGCTTGTATTTATAATTATATTGATGTACTAGATAGTAAAGATATATCAGTACTAGAAACCTATGCATATTGTTTTGATAAACTCCTTCCTTTTACTGAAGGATTACCGAAAGAAGAAAAAGAAATAATAGAATGTTTAGGAAATAAGACAAAAAGAAGAATTTCGAGATTGAGGCGCAGATTACATAATGTTAAATTTATTAATTAAAAGGAGAATATAAATGGCTATTAGCCCAACATTTAAAGAGAAGTTTGAAGACGAGAATAGAATGCCTGCAGAGTTTTATAAGTGGATGCTATCTTGTCCAGTTCTATGGATAAAAGGAGATGCTCATTCTGATTACATGACCTATCTGTTTCAATCTACAGGTGAGGTAATTGTTCCTGCAGGAGAAGCTGTAGAGTTTTCAGAAGAAAAGCCTAAAAAAACTAAACAAAAGAAACACTAGTGTATATCGATGTCCTCACTCCGCTACTTATGCTTATTACTGCTATTGCTGCCTATGTTATCTGATGACTAGACAGATCCTACATAATAAAATGAATAAACCAATTAAAATAATATTTGGATTAATTATAGTGTTGTTTCTGACAACCTGTGTAGGAGTATTAAAAATTAACTTATGAAAAGTTTATTAGAAAAAATGATAAAACGTAAAAGCTCTACTATTCCTTTTGGCTATGAGCTTTCTCAAGAAGATGCGCAGTATTTAGAACCTGTCGAAGAACAGATCGAAGCTCTTGAAGCTGTAGAAGAAATGGTTGTGAATGAAGAGTTATCTTTGCGTGATGGTTGTTATTGGTTAGAAAGCCATACAGGTAGAAGATTAAGTCCAGCAGGATTAAAAAAAATTATAGATAGAAAATATGGCACAAGACAAGACAGACAAGAGCAACTCGTCAACTTTAGCTCCTAAAAAGAAAAGAGGAAGACCTAAAGGATCTAAGAGTAGTTATACTTACCATAGTAAAACTAAAGCAAAGATAAGTGCTAGACGTTCTGTTAAAGCAAAAGAAAAAAGAATTGCTAAGTTAAAGAGTCAGATAAATTCACAACAGACTTCTTTAAAAAAACAAAAGAAAGTATTAAAGAAACTTGACAATAAAGCAGATAGTCAAGTCGTTACTGATTCTGATTTAGATACTTTACCTCCTACAGTACTAGATCAACTAAAAAATGAAAACGTAGTTTTCCATCCTAACGAGGGACCACAAACAGAATTCTTAGCTGCACCAGAACGAGATGTTCTTTATGGCGGTGCTGCAGGTGGTGGTAAATCATATGCTATGTTAGTAGATCCTTTGAGATTTGCGCATAAGAAAGAGCATAGAGCTTTAATTCTTAGGAGATCTATGCCTGAGCTAAGAGAATTGATTGACAAGTCTCGTGAGTTATATCCTAAAGCTTTTCCAGGATGTAAGTTTCGTGAAGTTGAAAAGCTATGGAACTTTCCAAGCGGTGCTAAAATAGAATTTGGATTCCTTGAGAGAGATGCAGATGTATATCGTTATCAAGGACAAGCATATTCTTGGATAGGTTTTGATGAAATAACACATCTTCCTACAGAATTTGCTTGGAATTATCTAGCATCACGTTTAAGAACAACAGACTCAAGTATAGAAACTTATTTAAGATGCACAGCTAACCCAGGTGGAGTAGGTGCGCACTGGGTTAAAAAAAGATATATAAATCCACAAGATCCTAACAAATCTTTTATAGGTCATGATGGGCTTTCAAGGAAGTTTATACCAGCAAGATTAGACGATAATCCTTATCTTGCTGAAGATGGTAGGTATGAAGAAATGCTTAAAGCACTTCCTCCGATACAACGTAGACAGCTTTTAGAAGGTAATTGGGATGTAGCTGAAGGTGCTGCTTTCGTTGAGTTTGATCCTAGTGTACATGTTATAGAACCTTTTCATCTTCCTCTTATATGGGAAAGAGTAAAAGGAATAGACTATGGATATGCTTCAGAGAGTTGTTGTCTATGGGGAGCAGTAGATAGAGCAGACGGAACTTTAATCATCTATAGAGAATTATATAGAAAAGGCTTGACAGGACTTGATTTAGGTCGTATAATAACAGAATTAGAAGTAGAAGATCCGTTCTCTGTTCAAGGAGTATTAGATACGGCAGCTTGGGCAAGAACAGGCACAACTGGACCTACTGTTGGTGAGACACTACAACAGTTAGGTCATAAGCTTAGAAGAGCAGATAAAAATAGAATACAGGGGAAAATCCAGATTCACGAATACTTACGAGTTCAGAATAGTGGGAGTCGTCCTAAACTACAAATATTTAACACTTGTCCTAACCTGATTCGAGAACTACAAAGTATTCCACTATCTAAAACAAAACCTGAAGACGTAGACACGAATGCATCTGATCATGCATACGATGCTCTACGCTATCTCATTATGAGTAGACCACGAGTATCCAACCCACTTGATAGAATAAGACAATTAAAACAAGAAGGAATTTATAAACCTGTAGATTCCGATTTTGGATATTAATAAAATTAAGGAGTAAGAAATGGCAGAATTAGAACCTATTGTAGTAACTGCTACAAGACTTAAATCAAGAAAAGAAATAAGAAAAGAAAAACGACTGGCGATGAAAGAATTTCGTCAATACAAAAAAATTGCAGATGCTGAAAAGAAACTAGAAACAATAGAGCAAAAAAGAAACTCTTATCGTCATGGTGGTGTAGCTAAAGCTAATTAAAAATGGCAACAGAAGAAAATAATAAGAATACCTTTCTAGAAAATGCAGATAATATCTTTGAAGATGTTGAAGGCGAACAAGGTAAGAAGCTAAAGTTAGCAGACGATCAGAAGTTAAACCTAGCAGGTGTAATACAGAATCGTTTTGCTATAGCAGAAAGTGCGCGGATACCAAACGAACAGCGTTGGTTGACTGCGTATAGAAATTATAGAGGTCTTTATGATAAAGGTCTTAAATTCAGAGAATCTGAAAAGTCTAAGATATTCGTAAAGATTACTAAAACAAAAGTATTAGCAGCTTTTGGTCAACTTGTTGATGTTGTATTTGGTACAGGAAATTTTCCTATAGGTGTTACGGAAACCAAAGTACCTGAAGGTATCTCTGAATATGCACATTTAGATACACAGAATCCCGCACCAGGAATTGAAACTACTCCTCCTGATCTTACTGAAGAAGAACCAGAGACAGAAGAAGAAGTAGAGAATCCTTATGATGTTGGTTTTATAGGAGATGGAAAACAACTTAGAACTGGCGCAACATTTATTAATGGAAAATTTATAGAAGAAGAAGCTTCAGAGCTTCTACAACCAGGTCTTTCTCCAATTCCAGAAATACCTGAAATAAAACCAGCTCAAAAATCTGCTAGACGTATGGAGAAGTTAATCCACGATCAGATTGATGAGTCTAAAGGATCATCTGAGATTAGAAACGCACTTCTTGAGGCAGCTTTACTAGGCACAGGAATAGTCAAAGGACCTTTTAATTTTAACAAGACTTTGAATCGTTGGGATGAGGCAGAAGATGGTGAAAGAACCTACGCTCCTATAGATGTTAGAGTACCAAGAATAGAATTTGTTAGTGTTTGGGATTTCTTTCCTGATCCCGCAGCAACCAATATAGAAGAATGCGAATACGTATTCCACAGACATAAGCTAAATAAAAGCCAACTTAGAGCTTTACGTAAAATGCCTTACTTCGATACTGATGCAATTCGTGATTGTCTAATGATGGG